TGCAAAGACGGTAAAAGATATTCTAAGAAGTGTTGTAACGGCTCATTAAGAGCGCAAGGTGTTGGTAATGTGACAGGTGACGGAACCTAAAAATGCAACACTTTAAGATTAATAAGTAATAATTATAAACATCAATTTTTTTAATATGAAAGCAAGTGAAATCGTTTCTAAACTAAAAGACGTGCTTTTATCTTCTACTGAAGAAGTGGAAACCCAAGAACTTGCACAAGAAGAAGTGCAGGAAGAATTAAAACTTGAGGGAACCACTGATGAAGTACAAGAAGAAGTACAATTAGAGGAAGCTCCCGAAATGGATGCTTCTGAGGAAGTTGCTGCAGAAGAAGAAATGTCTTATGCAAGTAAAGAAGAATTAGCCGAAGTTAAGGCTATGGTAGAAAAACTTATGGGTCAATTAGAGGCTAAAGAAGAGCCTAAGCAAGAAGTTCCTCAAGAACTTTCTGCTGATGAGCAACCTTTAACTCACAGCCCAGAAAATTCAACAGAGAGCAAAAATATACATTTATACTCTCAAAATGGCCCACAAACAACTCTTGACCGGGTCTTATCAAGATTAAGTAAATAAAAGTCTAAAATTAATAATTAAAAAATGGCAACAACTACATCAATTACTACTACTTATGCAGGTGAGTTTGCAGGTGAATATATCGCTGCTGCTCTACTTGAAGGTTCTACCATTTCTAATGGTGGTATCACTGTAAAACCTAACGTAAAGTTAAAAGAGGTTATCAAAAAGGTATCTACTAACGACATCGTTAAAGATGCTACTTGTGATTTTGATCCTACTTCAACTATTACGCTTACTGAAAGAATTCTTCAACCAGAAGAGCAACAAGTTAACTTACAGCTTTGTAAAAAAGACTTCGTTTCTGATTGGGAAGCACTTTCAATGGGGTATTCTGCTCACAGCACTATGCCTTCTAAATTCTCTGATTTCTTAATTGCTCACGTTGCAGCTAAAGTTGCACAAAGAACTGAGCAATCTATCTGGGCCGGAGATACTTCTACAAACGGACAATTCAATGGATTCAGCACATTACTTTCTACTGATGCTGCTTTACCAACAGCTAACGAAGTTGCAGGAACTACAGTAACTGCTTCTAACGTTATCGATGAATTAGGTAAAATCGTAGACGCTATTCCTTCTGCACTTTATGGAGCTGAAGATTTATATGTTTATGTTTCTCAAAACATCGCTAGAGCTTATGTAAGAGCTTTAGGTGGATTTGGAGCTTCTGGTCTTGGTGCTGCGGGTACAAACTCTATGGGAACTCAATGGTGGAATAATGGTTCACTTTCTTTTGACGGTGTTAAGTTATTCGTAGCTAACGGTCTTGGAGATAATACTGCTGTTGCTGCTGAGAAATCTAACCTTTACTTCGGTACTGGTTTATTGTCTGATCATAACGAAGTAAAAGTTATCGATATGGCTGACATTGACGGTTCTCAAAACGTAAGAATCGTAATGAGATTTACTGCAGGTGTGCAGTATGGTATTGTTGATGATATTGTAACTTACGGTATCACTAACGCTGCTAACTAATAAAATAATTAACTAACTTAAAAGGGTGGGTGAGGTACAGTTCCTACCTACCCTTTTTTAATACCTTAAAATATGGCTTGTGATTTAACTAAAGGTAGAAAAGAACCCTGCAAAGACGTAGTTGGTGGTCTAAAAGCGGTATACTTTATCGATTATGGAGATTTAGGTACTGTTACTTATACTGACGCTGATAACCACAATTACGAAGTGTCTAACTTGTCTGGGACTTTTAGTGCCTATAAATATGAATTGAAAGGTAATAGTAGCTTTGAGCAAACTATCACCGCTTCTAGAGAGAATGGTACAACATTCTTTGAGCAAACGCTAAACTTGACTCTTAAGAAACTCACTAAAGAGGATCACAAAGAAATCAAGTTATTAGCATACGGAAGACCTCACGTTGCTGTTGAAGACTATAATGGAAATGTATTCATTATGGGTATTGAACACGGAGC